GCGATGCGCTTGACTTGTAATCAAGATAATTCGGTTCGATTCCGGATGAGAGCTCCGATTGATGTTTCGTTTGATGGTATGTTTTTAAGTTGCCAAAGTGCCGAAAGGATTACTTGATAAGTAAAAAGGATAAACCATCGTATGGACTTTTAGCTCAGATGGTTAGAGCAGGTCGCTCATAACGACAAGGTCACAGGTTCGAGCCCTGTATGGTCCACAAAAGATAAGTAGTGAAGCTGTAGTGATGTTTAATTGAGTAAAGGCACGAAAAAGGGTTTATAGTAGTGTAAAGGCTTGTATCTCATCATCAGTAACCCCGAAAGACCCGAAACTTATCTTTTAATTGCAGGTATCGTATAATGGTCATTACTCTAGCCTTCCAAGCCTGAGATTTCAGTTCGATTCTGAATACCTGCTCAGTAAAATTGCCCCATGGTGTAGCGGTAGCACAAACGTTTTTGGTGCGTTTAGCATAGGTTCGAATCCTATTGGGGCATCAATTATAAGGGTTTGTAGCTCAGAGGCAGAGCAGACGACTGTTAATCGTCAGGTCGAGATATCGTAATTCTCCATTCCCTCTAAATAAAATAAATTATGATAGCAGTATACGCGCTTATGGTATCTGGTGGTTTTATTCTAGGAGTAATAGCTACTTGTTTATCTCTTATGTTTGGTTTTAAAGAATCCAAACCAATTAAAAAACAATTACTAAAAGGATAACTATCCTACTAATCGATTAGATTTTTATTGATATCTAATAACCCATTTCTTCCACCAGCATGTCTGCGGTTAGAGATGGGTTGTTTTGATTTATGATTACTATTGTCGAATTTTACTAAAACCGCGCTAAATAATGTGCTAATTAATAATGATATTGCTAATAAAGGCATTTGTATTTTATATTTTGTTCATTTATACATATTTGTACATTCCTACGAAACGAAAGAAAGTCATAATATTCGTTGAAAAATCCACACCACGCCTATAATATTCAAATAAAATAACCTATACTTTTAAATATTTATTAACGTAATAAATGTTATGTCAATGAAGTATTTAAAGAATAGTATAATGTGGATTAATCGATTTTTATCGGATGAACCAAATTCGCCTTCTTCAAAGCGTATTTTAGGCACACTTTGTGTTCTGACATTATGTTTTACATTAATATATGGTATATTCTCTAAATCCATATCAACACCTTCAGATGCATTAGTAAATACAATCGGATTATTAGCGTTTGGTTTATTAGGATTAACATCAGTTGACAAATATACTACACTTAAACGTAAAATAAGTAAAAAAGACGACGATTATCTAAATTCAGACCAATAATATGTTACAACTAGATGAATTAAAAGGTCATGTACCTGATACAGTTATAGACCAAATCCCAGATGTATTAGATATGTTTGGAATCAATACTCCACTACGATTAGCTCATTTTCTAGCACAATGTGCTACTGAATCAGGTGAATTTAAAGCAATCCGTGAAAATTTAAACTATTCAGCTGATAGATTACAAGTGGTATTCCCAAAATATTTTCCAGGTACTATAGCTAATACATACGCTCGTAAACCAGATAAAATAGGTTCCAGAGTTTATGCTAATAGAATGGGAAATGGGCCCGAAGTTTCTAAAGATGGATTTACTTATAGAGGTCGTGGTTATATTCAATTAACAGGAAAAAATAATTACATTGCATTTGGAAAAGCAATTAACGCCGATTTAGTTAAAAATCCTGATTTAGTAGCAACGCAATACCCACTATTATCAGCGGCTTGGTTCTTTGCTAAAAATAAATTGAATGAAGTAGCAGATAAAGGTGCTACAGATAAAGTAGTAACATCAGTAAGTAAAATAGTAAATGGTGGTACCAACGGGTTAACAGAACGTATAAATCATTTCCACAAATATTACGCTTTACTATCATAATCTGATTTCTTTATTATATTTATATAAAATAACAATATGGAAGACCAAAATCAACAAAACCCAGAAGACGTAGTAGCATTTGATGTGCCTACATTCATTCGTTTACTCGAATTCGCCCGTGAAGACGCTACTGATGACCAAGCATTACATTCAGCAACTGAAAAAATCATTGAGCTATGTCAAGATGGACAAGTACTAACAATGGATCAATATGATGATATCGTAGCTGGTAATACTAAAACAGATACTTCAGGAATGAATGCTGTAGATGATAAAGTAGAGCAAATGAGTGAAGCTGAATATCGTTGGAATAAAATTGCAGGATTATTTAAATAATCTTAGTAAAATATTACATAAGGAAGGGCTTGTCAATCAAGTCTTTCCTAATTAAATTCAAGTTATAAATTTAAACAATAAGTTATGTGCGAAATTAGCAATTTAGAAATTACCAATTCAGGTAATGCAAATGGTATCTCACTCCATTTACAACAAATCATTGAAACCGAAGGTAAAGAGCGCTCTCTAACCGTAGAAGAAAAACAAACCATTATCGATAATGCAACTGTTGCATATGGTAATTTCTTAGACGCATTAGGTGTTGATTGGCGTAATGATCCTAATTCATCAAACACTCCAAAACGTGTAGCTAAAGCATACGTGAATGATTTATGGAGAGGTCGTTACGAAGTATTAGGCGATGTTACAGCATTTCCATCAGACGGATATAATGGTATCGTATTAGAACGCGATATTCCAGTAATCTCAATGTGTTCTCACCACCACCAAGCAATCTTAGGTAAATGTCATATTGCATATGTACCTGGTCCTGAAAGTAAGGTAATCGGTTTATCAAAATTAAATCGTGTAGTTGAACATTTCTCACGTAGAGGTGCTATTCAAGAACAATTAACTATGGCTATTCATAATGCTATGGATAAATTAATTGTAGGTAATGAAGGTATTATGGTAATGATGCATGCAACTCACAACTGTGTATCGTGTCGCGGAGTTAAGCATATGGGTGCTAGTATGATGACATCAGAAGTATCAGGTGTGTTTGCTGATCATGCTAAAACAGCTAAGCAAGAAGTATTAGAAATGTTAAAATTTAATTTACAAGCATACATTTAAAAACAAACAAGTTATGGAACAAGAATTAGAAAACTGGAAGGATCAAATCCTTAAACAAGAGATCGATAAAGATCGCTTACATTTCATTACCGAGGTAGAAACATTTAACCAATTATTTGGCAAACTAAACAACTACACTCCTACCATTCCTGAAAAGATGGAACGTGATTTTATCTACAACTTCATTCAGGAAGAATTAGATGAATATAAAGTAGCAGCTGATGATGGTGATATTATTGGAGTAATGGATGCATTTTGTGACATTATGTATGTCCTATCTGCTGGTATTATGGCCTATGGTTTAAAGGATAAATTCTTAAACGCATACGGTGAAGTACAAGCATCTAATTTATCTAAATCATGTGCTACAGAGGAAGAAGCAGACGCAACTGCTAAATTCAGAGCAGCAGCTTCACAACGTCCATGTCATTTTGAAAAACGTGGTGATAAGTATGTAGTTTATCGTTCAGAAGATCGTAAAGTACAGAAATCACTATCATATTTTGCTCCTAATTTACGCCAATTTTTTACTGAAAAGGAATTAAAAAATGCAAAAAACTAGAAAGTATGTTAAACATAAAGGGGATTTAGAAATATTTACAATCCCTAATTTCGTTTCTGCTGAAGAATGTGATTATTTATGCTCTATAATTGAAGCTAATAATACGCGTTCAAGCGTAGCAGGTGCCGGAAATACAGCCTCTACATATGATGCTGGCCGCACCAGCAGTACATCTAATCTAATGGACACAGATGATGTAGTAAATGCTATTAACCACAGAATGCATGAAGAATTAAATATCCCTATAGGATATTCAGAACCTACTCAAGGTCAATTATATGAAGTAGGACAAGAATTCCGTCATCATACTGATTATTTTGAAGGAGATGCGTATAATAACCATTGTTTATCTAGTGGTCAACGTACTTGGACATTTATGATTTATTTAAATGATGTCGAAAAAGGTGGAGAAACTGAATTTCTCCGTTTAGATAAAAAACGATTTAAACCTACTAAAGGAACTGCTGTAATTTGGAAAAATTCTGACGGAACTGGTAAAGTTTATCCTGATTCGTTCCATGCTGGATTACCTGTAGTTAAAGGTAAAAAAATTATTATTACTAAATGGTTTAGAGAAAATATATTTGATTCTAGTAGTGATCATAGATTATCTAAAGAATACCATGAAAATAATAAACCTGCCCCTGCATTAATACCTTTTAGATCAAATGCTGAATTACCTAAATTAACTTCCAATGGTTTTAAAGTAGTTCCTGTACCACATAATACTTGGAGGTTAATTCAAGAAGCTTATAATTTATTAAAAGTTGTTAAGACTGAAGAAAATTGGAATGGTATAGAACAAT